TTAGGTTTTCAGAAGCAATCTTCTTCAAATCATTGTTTTCGCTATTCACATAGACATATTGCATGTCATTGTAGTCTGTGATAATCCTCGCATTTGGAATATCATTTGCGCGACCAATACCTGTCACGAACACGACACCCGAACTCTTATTAACAACGACACCAATATTTTGAATGAGATCAAGATCAACTCCATACGGTTTTACATTTGTTAAACCACCTGGAATACCACTTGCAACATAAAGTGTGTCACCATTTATAAATTCGGATATTCCACTAATTCCGTTAGCTCTACCAAATGTAACAGCGGCACCCTCGCCATTGATTGGTATGCTTTCATAAATAATACCGATTGCGGGCATCTTAGAGGCATCGGAAGCATCTGCCAAATCAACCTCAAACATGTTATTTCCATTAGAACCAGTAACATGAACTGCTTGACCTCTTGTCATAGGCGCTCCGGAAGCATTCTTAACCAAAACGATTGTCTGATCGGGGTATGCGTTAGACCACTCACTGTTGTCTTGGTCATATGTAAGTACTTGATTTATGAGTGGGTTTGAAGCAGTGTTCGCCACATTCTCCAATTGACCCAAACGGATCTGAACATTGGACACCTGATCCGTGACAATGGCAGTCGTTGGATCTAAAAAGTCCATTGTGTGGGTGATGAAGACATTGTCACCTTTGAGATGTGTGTTGGCACTCACAATTAGGGACTCTGTCACTTCAACATTTCCAGAGACATAGGCGTTGCCACTCACAGAGAGTTGTTTTGTCACATTGACATTTCCAGAGACATAAGCGTTGCCAGAGAGTGTGAGATCTTTGGAAGCCACAACATTTCCAGAGACATAGGCGTTGCCAGAGAGTGTGAGATCCTTATAGGCTACAACATTTCCAGAAACATAGGCGTTACCTATGATCTCAAGATCCTTATCGGCATAAACATTTCCAGAAACGGTAAGTTCTTCAGTGACAGAAACATTATGGGACACATAGATATTTCCATCTACAAGAACGTCTTCATGAGCATAGATATTGGCATCCACGTGGGTGAGACCGTAGACATGAACATTAATGTCTTCATCAGTTTTGGGCACAAAAGTTTTATCCGTTGGTTGTGCATCAGTGTAGGCAATAGCGAATTCATCATTTCCTTCGCGATACCCTATGACGACATTTGACAACGCATCGGGTCTATGCATGAGAACACCCAAATCAAGTGTGGTGTCACCGGAAGTATTGTCCCGACCAAGTTCAATAAACGCATCTTTGATAGATGTATTTTCGGTATAGATCAAAGTGGTATCCCCATTTACAGTGAGGTTACCTTCTACAATCATATCCTTGAGGACGGCAACATTTCCAGAAACAACTAAAACATTTGAACCCAAGTCATCTATGTATAAGTTTGAACCAACGCTCACTGTGTGCGCAGCTAAAGTATTTGCTATACCAACATTTCCATATGTTACAAAGCCGGCAGATCCAGTAAGTATAAATGTATTCGCTGTGGTATTACTACGATTTGTTACAACGTCCAATGTGGAACCACCAACCAAGGCTGACGCAGATTCACCAGATTCTGTGATTTCTTTAGTAGCTTTGTCATACATTAATAGTACAACTTGAGGTTCTGTGTAGTCCGTTCTATTACGAACGGGTGAAAGATATACTGCATTAGAATAAGGTGTTGGAACCACCACGTTACTTGCATTGAAAACAATGGTATTTTCCTCCTGATCATTGGAGTCGGGTACGTGTTTACCAAACCTAATCTTGGTAGATCTTTCCACCGAAGGTAAGTTCTTAACCATTTAATATATGGTAGTAAATTAATTTGCGTAGAGGAGACCCGCCATCCCATTTTGAATACGAAGTATGTTATAGTTGACTGCGTATATTGGGTCATTAATAGCGGTATTTTCACTCATGATCTTTGCTGACTCAATTCTACTGAAATTCAATGTTCCAGTTGGCTGGAGAGAGCTTGTCATGAGACAAAAACAATAAAGGAAGAAATCGGGTGAAGTGACAAAATTTGTGTGATAATAATTCATGACATCAATAAAGTGTGGCTTACCCCACTTGTAGTTGGATAATTCAACGCCATTTATGGACAATTTAACTTTGTTTGTTGGAGAAGTCAGCGCACCATCCGTTGTGGTGTCGGAAGAAGCCAGATACTTCACTGGGTGGTTAAATATCAATTCTTGTGTAGTTTCACCACTTGGCAAACTCTTCTGGACTTGTGTAATGAGTAGATCGTGTTGTTTCGTCGCAATATTACCACGCTCTTCATTGTCCAAATAGTAGTAATTGGCGTACATTTCAAAATTGTAGTTAGCTGCTTGTGAACCCCAATAAATTCTAAGTTCTACATTGTGATAGTTCAAAGCTACCAATGGTAACGCGCACTGCGGTCCTTCGCAGAAGAAAAAGCGAAGTGGGTAGAAGTATGAACGCGCGTGGACACCTGGGTGTGTACCGATAGCGCTACGAGAAACATTTTGAGCAAATGTATCAATCGCAATCTTTTCAGTGAAAATAGAGTCTTGTGTATCAATCACAGAACCTCCAATAAGAAGTTCAATTTTATCAATCAATAAGTCCCACCGAGAAGTATCTTTTGCTTCTGTTGTATCATCTATGGTCAAATAGATGTATCCAAGCATATCACCAGATTTTTCAATTTGAACACTTGACATTGAATTATTTTTCACATCTCCGCGTATCGTCTGTTTTTCAACGGATTGTGAAAAATTAGAGTGTCTTTTAAATGTAGAATTAAAAAACGATATCTCTGGATTGCCCATAATGTACTCATCCTGAGCACCAATTGCTACAAGTTGAACAATACCCGAAGACATGTTATTACTACTTTAAAGGGAGAAAATTACAAGTTTGGTTTTCTACACACAAATCTAAGAATTAAAAAGTTGTCGCCGTCGGCTTCCGAATTTTTAATTGTATTACCCGTTTGATCTCTAATTGTTACACTGAGACGATCAATGCGCCTGATTGGATTGATGTACTGAGTCATAACTGGATAGTTGTCTTTGAAAATAATTGTGGAGTTACCATCATTGTGTGTTGTATCATCAGTCACAAGACTCGCAAAAGAACCTCTGAGCATACTCAAATGCCCCTGACCTGTGAGAACATTTGAAGCTCTGTCGCTAAAGATAGAATCAAGTTCGTCAATAGAAACATAACAATGTTCAGTAACTACATTGGAGTGGATGTGGGCAGCCAAAAGTCTAGCCTGGACGACATTTTTAAGGGGTTGTTGGAGATGGCAAGTAAAAGTGTTCGCACTATCTTGACCAACAGAATCTACTGTGATTGTGTGATACTCATAGTCAAGATTTGGGATATCCGTGGGCGAAGTAATCAAGGCCATTTAGTATTAGCTTAGATTAAAGATCCACCGATTCCGTCCTCAATGCTGTAACCCGCTTGATCAGCGACAAGCTTTTCAGCACCACAGACACCACCTGGAGTCAAGCTCTTGGTGTAAGTGCTACCTTCACTGGTGTGACCAGGGGCGCATTCCAACTTGTGTTCCAAGTTGAAGATGGATTCTTCACTGACAGCCGCAATAGTGATTGGTCTGGGCTGGTATCTGCTTGTGTTCTTCATCGCTCCGAGCAAGAAGATCACCACAATCAATGCGACGATGGACATGATGGCATTTCGGTTCGCTCGGTTGAGGTTAATCATTTATATAGTAGTCACATAATTTTTTCTAAAGTGCGTTAAAGGTTATTTAATAGTTTCCATATAGAGAGTAGATGGACGAAGAAATTGTCTTAGATCGTGGAAGTGCTACTGTGATGAAGTTGGACGCTGACGAACAGGCCCTGATGGATGAAATTGAGATTTCCTCTTCACGACCCCAGCCTGTGAAACGCCCAGCCCCACAATCGTCGTACCGAGCACCTCCACCACCAATGCAACACCAAGAAGCGATGGATGCTTTTGTGAATCCAAACAAACAAAGTGCCCCACAACAAACACAAATGGATGAAGAAATTGATTACGGTGAAGATGAACCAATGTTTTTTGACGACGCCGACGATGGTCCAGGTACCATGGAAAGAAGTGAAATGCCATCAAAGGGGTACAACTCCATTGATGAAGAAAAGAGTGATCTTCTTAACAAGTTGGGGCGTCTTGAAAAGAAGGGTTTCGCTGTCAATAAGAGACTCAATGCTTATTCCAGTGTAGATGAACTGAGAACGGAAGTCAAACGGATTACCTATAGTATTGATGTTGAACAATCAATCCGCTTCTCTCGGCGTATGCTCATCGCCTGTGTGACAGGTCTTGAATTCTTGAACAAGCGTTACAACCCCTTTGAGATTCAACTTGAAGGTTGGTCTGAATCTGTCATGGAAAATGTTGATGACTATGATGGCGTCTTTGAAGAGCTTTACGTAAAGTACAGAAGCAAGGTCAATGTCGCCCCAGAAGTCAAGCTCATCATGATGTTGGGTGGTTCTGCTATGATGTTCCACTTGACAAACTCAATGTTTAAGACCGCCCTTCCAAATATGAATGATGTCTTGAAGCAAAACCCAGATCTC